CGAAAAGAAAGCACTAAAAGCACACATGGCCAAAGGCATGAAATCCGCACATCCCGATGCTGCGGTTAAGAAGATGCGAGCCGGTGGTAAGACAAACAGCGATATGCTGAAGATGGGCCGTAACATGGCTAAGATTGCCAATCAAAAGTCCCCCGGACGTCGTGGAGGCTAAGATGGCTACATACAAGCAACCAACAAAGAAGCCCACCGTTGTAGTGGGTGAGATGCCCGTCAAGCAAGCGCTGAAAGCCAACCAATCGTTGGCCAACGAGCGTAGCAACCCCTACCCCGGCACTAAAACATCAGGCATCAAGATTCGCGGCACAGGATGCGCTACTAAAGGCGTGATGGCACGAGGCCCGATGGCATGAATTACACGGCACTCAGCAACGCTATTCAGGCGTACACGGAGAATACCGAAGCGGATTTTATCGCTGAGATACCCGTGTTCGTTCAGCAGGCTGAGCAGCGTATTTACAACTCGATGCAGTTCCCCTCCATTCGCAAGAATGTGACGGGTTCAACGTCTTCCGGCAATAAGTATTTAGGGTGCCCTAACGACTTCTTGGCGGTGTATTCCATAGCGATCATTGACGCTACAGGCGCGTATGAGTATCTGTTAAACAAAGACGTTAACTTTATCCGTCAAGCGTACCCACAGCCGACCGATACGGCTATCCCTAGGTATTACGCGCTGTTTGGTGCACAGAGTAATGACGTTAACGAGTTGACTTTTATCCTTGGCCCGACCCCCGATGCTACATACGGCGTTGAGTTGCATTATTACTATTACCCAGAGTCCATTGTGACTGCGGGTACAACGTGGCTTGGTGACAACTTTGACTCTGTGTTGTTGTATGGCTCTTTGGTTGAAGCTTACACCTACATGAAGGGTGAGCCAGACATGATGACTCTGTACAATCAGAAGTTCATGGAAGCACTTGCTCTAGCAAAACGTTTGGCCGATGGTATGGAGCGTCAAGACGCGTATCGTTCTGGACAGTTCCGACAAAAGGTGACTTGATATGGCAATTTCGCAAACAGCAACCACAAGCTTTAAAGTTCAACTGCTCCAAGCAGTTCACAACTTTGGCCCCACATCACCCAATACTTTTAAAGTTGCGCTGTTTACAGCCGCAGCAAATCTTAGTGCAAGCACTACTGCCTACACAGTGGGTATGACGGGTGAAGTGGCTAATGGCGGCGGTTATACAACCGGCGGAAACACGTTAGTTATTTCGACATCACCAACTTCTGGCAACAACACTGCGGGTGTTCCCACTGCGTTTATTTCGTTTAACAATACAAGTTGGACAAACGCTACATTTACTTGCCGTGGCGCGTTAATCTATAACGACTCTGTTGCAGGTGACCCCTCTGTTGCTGTACTGGACTTTGGTTCAGACAAGACAGTAAACAACGATACGTTTCAAATCATCTTCCCAACCCCCGATGCCAACAGCGCCATTGTGCGCATCTCTTAAGGATTTATCATGCATACAGAAAAAAGCTCCGCCCAAGACGTCGTGTCTGCTGGCTCAATTGTTCGCCCCCGCAGTGCTGAAGGTGTGGGCGCTGGCAGCGTTTATACAGTTGTTTGCCACGATGCAGATGGCAACTTGAAGTGGGCTGACAGCTTCCACAACTTGGTTGTGAACCAAGGCTTGCAGGACATGAACTCTAAGTATTTCTCAGGCTCTGGCTACACAGCAGCTTGGTACTTGGGTTTGGTGACTGGCCCCGGTTCTAGTAATACCTACGCCCCCGGCAATACTCTGGCCTCTCACGCAGGCTGGACAGAAAATACTGCCTACTCTGGCAACCGTAAAGCCGCAACATTTGGTACAGCAACCACCGCTGATCCTTCAGTGATTAACAACTCAGCTTCCCCCGCTGTGTTCACCATGACCTCTAACGCTCAGACGATTGCTGGCGCGTTTTTGTGTTCTGTGTCTTCTGGTACTTCTGGCATTTTGTTCTCTGTAGGGAATTTTACCGGTGGTAACAAGACTGTGGACAGTGGCGATACATTAACTGTTACATACGAATTCTCTCTCGACGCAGTCTAATCAGGTAATGCGGTGTTCGGAGATGTTGCATTTGCCCAAGCACCCTTTGCCTCTCAAGGTGGCAAGGCTGTGGACGCTGCTTTGTCGGAAACGGCGGCAGCGTCAGCAGCATCCGACTCCCTTACCAATTATGGCGGCCTTGTAAACGAGAGTTCCACCGTTGCTAATACTTTCTCTGTTCTAGGCGGCATGACTGCTACTCAGGCAGAAACATCACAGACTTCTGAGACTCAAAGCGTTGTTGGTACAATGCTGGCAGCCCAAGCTGAAACAGCTACGGCAATAGACAGCCCGACAGCGGCAGGTGCGTTCTTAGCGGCTATTACTGCTAGTGCTTCAGCTTCTGATGCGGTTAGTGCTGTTGGTGCTATGCAAGCAGCTATTGCTGAGTTGGCCGCAGGCGCAGATTCATTCTCAAGTTTTGCATCGTTTTCTGCGGCGGTGGCGGAAACCTGTACGGCTACAGCATCGCCCTCTGCGGTTGGTGCATTTTTGGCGGCAATCACTGAGCAGGCTACGGCTTTTGTAACGGTTGCTGCTAAGTCAGATGTTCTTACGGCTATCGCTGAATCGGCTAGGGCATCCAATACTCAATCAGCACAGGCGGCATTCTTTGCCTCGTTAAACGAGTCTGCCACAGCACGGGACATAATATCGGCAAGCGCTGGGTATTTCCCAGCAATTAACGAAGGCGCAACAGCTTCAAACACACAGACTGTTCAGGTTCAGTTCCTTGGTAGTATTGCTGAGTTTGCCACTGCTGTTGACAATCTCGCTGTCTTAAAAACTGTTAATGCTCGCCCAGATGGAATTCAATTGATTGTTTCTATCGGTGACGTGCTTGTTTGGGCTGTAATAGATGACAGCCAGAACCCAAACTGGCAAAATATCAATGATGCGCAAAGCGCAGGTTGGGTGTTGATTTCCAATCCCTCCACCCCCGGTTGGAATGACCTACCATCGTAAGGATAAAAAATGGCTTTAGTACTAAAAGATCGGGTCAAAGAAACCTCCACCACTGCGGGTACAGGCACGATTACGCTTGCTGGCGCAGTAGCGGGATTCCAATCTTTCTCAGCCGTTGGTAACGGCAACACCACTTACTACGCCATAGTTGACAACACCACAGGCGACTGGGAAGTTGGTATTGGTACGTACACAGCTTCTGGCACAACTTTGTCTCGCACAACCGTGCTGTCTTCCAGCAACAGCGGTTCGCTTGTAAATTTTGTAGCCAATCCCAAAGACGTATTTGTCACTTACCCGTCTGAGAAATCTGTCTACGAAGATGCTTCCAATGTGGTTAACGCTACATCGTTTGGCGCGATCACAGCTACATCTGCGGCACTGACAACCGGCACAGTTTCTACAACTCCTGCGTCCAACACTGACATTGCCAACAAATCTTATGTAGACGGTTTGGTTACACAGGGCATTTCGTATCATGAGCCTGTGTTTGTTGAATCGCCAAACACTGTGGGTAATTTAAATGCAACTTACAACAACGGCGCGTCCGGTGTAGGCGCTACGTTGACAAATGCAGGTACTCAAGTTGCGTTGACTATTGATGGCGTATTGATGACCGTTGGCAAACGGGTGTTGATATACAACCAAACCAACCAAGCTGAAAACGGTGTCTATACGGTTACAACTGTCGGTACAGGTTCAACAAACTGGGTATTGACTCGTGCTACTGATGCAGATACATACGGTGTGCGGACTCCCAGCGCCCTTGGCTATAACGATGCGTTTTTTGTTACTAACGGTGACACGGGCGCAGGCGAGACGTATGTTTGCACTACAACGGCAGTTATTGTTTTTGGCACAACGGCAATCACGTTTGCCCAGATTTCTTCTGCGCAGGTGTATAACGCTGGTACTGGACTGACCCTTTCACCAGCCACAACATTTAACATCGCCAACACTGGGGTAACGGCTAACACATACGGCTCTGCTTCTGCGGTTCCAGTCATTACAGTTAATGCTCAAGGCCAAGCCACGGGCGTTACAAACACAACGATTGCCATCAACGGCTCTCAAGTATCGGGCAACATTTCTGGTTCTGCTGGGTCTGTGGCGAATGCGCTGACGTTGGGTACATACTTGACTGGCGGTACATATAACGGCTCTGCTGCTGTAACAGCAACCGTTGATGCGACTTCGGCTAACACTGCGTCTAAGGTAGTGGCGCGTGACTCGTCAGGCAACTTCAGTGCTGGAACAATTACCGCGACACTGAGCGGATCAGCTACAAGCGCAACAGCAGCGACAAACCTTGCAGGCGGTGCAGCTAATCAACTTGCTTACCAAACAGGTTCAGGTA